AAACAACCAGTACCAACTCCGATCACGAATCAACATGGGATCCTGAGGTGAAAGCAGCTCTGGCTATGGTAGTAAGTGAACGTGTAGCAGAGATCGAGAAAGAAATAGAAACATTATAAATACTTAAATATCAAATAGTTATGGGAAAAGCAAAAAAAGCACAAATGAAAGAAATTGCCTTAATGGAGCAAGACAAAGCTCTGGCTGAGGCTGGTGTTACTCAGACAAACAAAGTGGTATATCCACCGTATTTCGCTAAGCGTAAGCACCTGTTGAACGCTGGGCTGATTAAGTTGCTCCAGGAGACAGCAGACAGAGAGCCTGAGGTGGTGGATGTGTTTGGTGAGTACAAACAGGGTACTTTCCTCCATCGGTACTGTATCGTTACCGTCACCAGGGAAAACGAGCTCTGGATGGTACATATCTACAGCGGTGACAATCCGATCACCCTACCGATCATCCAGGAGGTGAGGGATAAGTACATTCCTAACTACTGTATGATGGTACAGTTCTATCCATCCAGGGAGGAGCGTAACACCCTCAAAGGGATCCAGCTCTGTGAAATGCCTGGCTCTATCCAGGAGGATGTACCAGAGGAAAAGCAGGAGGCAGAGGAATGATCTATATCGGAATAGATACAGGCGTGAATACAGGTGTTGCTGTCTGGGATAACAGGCAGCGCACCCTCCTCCTGGTTGAATGTATGATGATCCACCAGGCTATGGCTCTGGTGAAAGAGTGGAAAAACAAGTGTGCTGACATTGGTACCAGGCTCATTGTGAGAGTTGAGGATGCCAGGCAGCGTAAGTGGTTTGAAAAGAAATACTCCAGGAAAGGAGAGGAGGAAAACGTGCTACAGGGAGCTGGCTCCATCAAGCGAGACGCTAAGATCTGGGATGATTATCTCAAAGACCTGGGAGTGGAGTACCAGATGGTACCACCTAAGGGAGGGATGACAAAGTACACCTCAGAGCGTTTTCAGGCTGTCACAGGGTGGAAAAAGCGCACAAATGAGCACTCCAGAGACGCTACAATGCTTGTTTTTGGCTTTTGAATGAAAAAAAACTATAAAATGTGTTCTATGAACACAGATTTTTTATTATCTTTGCAATCGAATATTCACTAAGTAAACAGTTATGGCTATAACGATCTTTATTATCATTCTGCTGGCCATCTTTACCATTTCATGGTTTCTGGGGCTCAATATCACTATAGGCAGATACATTCTGGATAATATGATGCCTACCACCTACCCAGCAAAGGGAGATCAGATAGACATCTATATCAATGGTGGCTGGAATAGGCGTGCTACCGTCACTGCCTGTTGCCAGACTTTTCTGGTTGTGTATGGTGCTGTCAGTTGCCCTATCGACTACAGAGGCCGTTTCTATGCCATTGGTACAGATGCCAATGACAATATCCTGGTGTATGTGGATAAGACGCTCTGGCACCTGGTAAAGCGTGCTGAGCTGATCCGTAAGATATGCAACGTACCTGATGAGTACGGAACTTTCCCACCGTCTGATGAGGGAAAGGCTAACTGTGAGATATTCCCTGGAGTGAAAGATCCAGCGAATGCACCTGAAATACCTGTAGAATAGGAGGCGAAAGCATGAAAGCAGGAAAGATCATATACAGGGATCCGAAAACCCTACACCAGCATCCCCACAACCCACGTAAGATCTCTAAGGAGGATTTTGCGAGGTTGGTTGATAGCATCCGTACCAATGGATTCTGGGAGCACAGGCCTGAGGCTCTGGAGGAGGTTGATGGAAAACTGTTGATCCTGTGTGGCAACCAGAGAAACAAGGCTGCAATCAAGCTGAAACTGCCTCAGGTGCCCACCATCCTCTATACTGATCTGACTGATGAGGATAGGCAGGAGCTGATAGCCAGGGATAACGTGGAAAACGGTGATTGGGAGTACAACACCTTAGCCGTTGATCCTTTCTGGAAAAGTGCTGATTATGACTACCTGGGTATTCCTCAGGCACAGCCGATGGGTGATCCAGACGATCCAGAGGAGGAGCCAAAGAAAAAGAAAGGCAAAAAGGGTAAGGAGAATGATTCAGAGGATAACGAGGAGCAGAGTGAGGAGGATGCCGAAAAGGAGGATTTCTACCGATCCATGCTAAAGGATGTGCTCTACCCAGCAAACAATCCTTTCGACATACCCACACTACTCCTGGAGGAGCAAGCTGGTTTCCTGGAAACGCCTCTTTCACCCTGGGGTGCTAACAGCAGACTGAGAAAGGATGTGGCAACGTACCATTTCTATGTGGATGATTACAGATTTGAGGCTCTTTTCAAGGATCCTGTAAAGCTCATTATGAGTGGGTGCAAGGCTATCGTGGAGCCTAACTGTAGCTGCCATGACCAGACACCTATTGCCTATGGCATTTCCCTGATCTACAAGAAACGCTGGCTTGCAAGGTATCTCCAGGAGTGTGGTGTTAAGGTGTATGCCGATCTGAACGTGTCCCACAAGTTCATTGAGTACAATAAGATGGGTATTCCGAAAGGATACAACGCTTTCTTTACCAGGGGGCTTGATGGCTGGATGGAGAGCCTGAAACTGGATCTAAAGGTAGCCCAGGAGATCAGTGGACTGGAACAGCCTAACCTGATCGTCTATGGTGGAGGTGATGAGATCCAGGCTTTCTGCCAGGAGCACAATCTGTTGTACGTGACAGACTTTATAAACGCTAAGAAGAAAGAATAGGCTTTTGCCACAATACAGTAATAACTAAATCGTTAATAATATGGGAAGAAACGCAGGTGGTGTAAACAATTACGCAAAGGGTGGATCTGGCAACGGTGTAGCCGTTACATCTACAGGTAAGCGTCTTACCAAGAAACAGGTACAGACGATGCAGAAAACCGCTGTCTCTACTGGCGGTATGAAACACAGGGATATGGAAAAGCAGATCAATCGTGCCATATCCAGGTATGAGGCAGTGATGGGAGTAAGGGAGAGGAGTATCAAGCTGGCAGACATCCCAGGAGCATACGGTGTAACATACATTGGTGCCAACGGATCCCAGGGTATTTTCCTTTCACGTAAGCACTTTGACCAGTCAAAGAGAAAGTTTGAGGCTGACTACAAAAAGCACAACTATGATAGTGGATTTAAGAACGTGACAAACAGGGCTGCACAGCACACGGTGACACATGAGCTGGCTCACGCTACCTGGACGAGTTCCTACACCTCCACCAAACATAAGGCTGCTGGTAAGGAGATCCAAAAGCTCTACCATGACTGGAGCAAGGATAAGAAGAAAAAGGGATATGGCACCTATGGTAAGACCAACGTGGATGAGTTCTGGGCTGAGGTGATCACTAAGGGTATTCACGGACGCTCTGACAAATACACCAAAAAGGCTATAGGTATTGCCAGGAAATACAAGCTGTAACAACGGCAAAACAGATATAAATCACATAAGTTTAACATAAAAAAAATTAGTAACAGTATGGATTCACAGAACAAAAACGTAAAGATTGAGCTCACTGATCTGGAGCTGGCAGTGTTGAAAAAGGACATAGCAGGAGAGTTTTTCCCTCCTGAGGCTACAGAGGAGGAGCGTAAGGCTCTGAAAAGTGTGATCGACAAGGCAGACAAGCACTGTGAGGAAATGGATGCCTATGATGAGATAGGTAACAGCCTTATGGTGTGGTTCCTTAACCAGTATGAGGCTCAGGAGGCTGCTGGAGAGTAACGCTTTACCAGGTAAACAGGGGATCAGAGTGCAAGGAAACAGCCTCTGATTTCTTTTTATCCTGGTGATGTGTTCGGTAAACACAATCAACGAAAAAACAACGATATGGGCAGGAAACCGTTTGAAAAGGGAAACAAAGTGGGAAACCGCTTTACCTCAGAGAATCAGCCTCAGAACAGAGGCAGAAAGCCCAAGCTGTATAAGTACCTAAAGAAAGTTGTTGGTGAGAGTGTAGGCCATGAGCTGGAGGAGCAAGATTTCAAGGACATCATGCAAGCCCTGATCGAGCTGCCACCAGCAAAGCTCCAGGCTCTGGTAAGGAGCACTAAGCTGGATCCTAAGACTGGTAAGCCACTGCCTAACGAGAACACACCAGCCTGGATCCAGATGCTGGTGAGCAATATCAATGCCTGTATCAGGTATGGCAAACTGGATGCCCTGGAGTACGTTCTGGAGCGTTCCTTTGGTCAGCCTAAGCAGACTATTGAGGGCATGATTGACAGCCAGATCACTACAGCACCCAAAGATCTATCTATGCTTTCCACTGAGGAGCTGCTACAGTACAATCAGATCCTGGAAAAGATAGAGAAAGGGGGGTAGCGTATGGCACGTTTCAGAGGGATCACATTACCAACCTCACTCCAGGTAAAGATCGAGCTGTTCAAGAGAGGATGCTTTGACTTTATCACAAAGGATGGAGGGCTGCAACACGAAAAGCAGAAAGAGGCTCTGAATCTGCTAACGGATGATGAGCACGCTGAGGTGCTTTATGGTGGTGCTGCTGGTGGTGCTAAATCGTGGACTGGAGCTGCCTGGCTCCTGTTTATGAGCCTCTGTTTTCCAGAAACCAAATGGTTTATCGGACGTGCTGAGCTGAAACGTATCACCCAGAGTACCTATATCACATTCAAGAAAGTATGTACCAGGTACGGAGTGCCAGATGAGATCTGGAGCTATAACGGACAGTACAACTATATTGAGTTCTACAATGGCTCACGTATAGACTTTCTGGATCTGAAATACATTCCATCCGATCCGCTGTATGAGCGATATGGATCTATAGAGTTCACAGGTGGATGGATCGAGGAGGGCGGTGAGGTCAATTTCGGTGCCTATGACACGCTGAAAACACGTGTAGGCAGATGCCTGAATAAGGAGTACGGACTGAAACGTAAGCTCTTTATCACCTGTAACCCTAAAAAGAACTGGATGTATGATGAGTTCTACAGACCGTGGAAAGCTGGCACGCTGAAAGACTACCAGGCCTACCTACCATGTTTGGTACAGGAGAATCCATTTATTGATCCAGACTACATAGAGGGCTTGAAAACAACCTCTGATAAGGTCAAGTTTGAACGCCTCTTTAAGGGTAACTGGGAATACGATGATAACCCTAATGCTCTGTGTAGCCATGATGCTATCTGTGCGATCTTTGGCAATATCCTGGCAATAAGGACTGGCATTCACTACCTAACTGGTGATATAGCACGTTTCGGAGCTGACTATGCCAGGATCGGTGTCTGGGATGGGTGGATGCTCATAGATTACAAGTGTTTCCCTGTCTCTAAGACAACAGACATACAGACGTATATCATACGATGCCAGAAGAAATACAGGATCCCCAGGTACAGGTGCATAGTGGATGAGGATGGTGTTGGCGGTGGTGTAGTGGATAACTGTGACATTGAGGGCTTTGTGAATAACTCAGCACCTCTGAACGGTGAGAACTACCAGAATCTACAGGCACAGTGTGGATATAAGCTGGCAGATCACATCAATGCCAATGAGGTAGGTGTACTGGCAGACCTGGTGAGCCAGGCAGAAAAGGAGGAGATCACCAATGAGCTTGAACAGCTCCAGACGTGGAAACCAGACAATGATGGTAGGCTGATGCTGAAACCAAAGGCTGAGATCAAACTGGATATAGGCAGATCTCCAGACTGGAGAGATATGTTTCTGATGAGATCCTGGTTTGATTACAATGAGTATGACATACCAGATGATATAGAACGTAGATTAGGACTTACAACAGCTTAAATTAAAAGATATGGGTATTTTTAACAGTTTAGCAAACGAGGTGAAAGCTGCTATAGGCTATCAGCAGACATTCACGGAGCTACTGGAGGCAAAGGATGTTTCCAGGGCTATTAGCATGATGAAAGATTGCTCTATCCAGGCTGCAAACAATCTGAGGGATTTTGAGATCTCTACCCACAAGATCATGGAGCGCAAGGATCGGGCTGTGTTTGACAAAAAAGGCAATTTCCTCAGATGGAGTAAGAGGTGGAAAATTCCTATCCCCTACCAGACTTTCATCAATGAGATTGCCCTGGTGTTCCTGTATGGCAGACCTGTGAAATGGCTCCAGCTGTCAGAGGGCACTGATGATGCTTTCCAGGCGTACAAACAACTGAATGAGGATGTACGCTTTAACGCTGTAGTCAGGGAGGCTAAGCGTGCTGCTGGTGCTGAGGGTACGTCCGCTATCCTCTATCATGTGTACCAGGATAGTAAGACAGGAAAGCCTAAGCTACGGCTGAATGTGCTAAGCAAGAAAAACGGTGATGATATTTATTACATCAAGGATCAGTACCGCAAAATGAAAGCCTTTGCCTGGGGCTACTATCTCACTGAGGCTGGCAATAAGACCGTTCACCACCTGGATATATACACAGACGATACCATCTACAGGTGCAAGCGTTCAAATATCGGATGGGAGGTGCTGGTTAAGCAGAATCCTATAGGAAAGATCCCTGTGCTGATGTTTGAACAGGAGGTAGAGCATGATGGCGTACAGCCGATGATCGAGCGCACAGAGGCACTGGAATCAACAGACGCTGATGTGAATGATCGCTTTGCTAACCCAGCTATGGTAGCCACCTCTGAGATCCTTAACTCTCTGCCAAAGGCTGAGGATGAGGCTAAGCTGTATATCCTGAAAAATGGTGGTAAGGTTGAGTATCTTACCTGGGATCAGGCAAGCCAGAGCAAGCAGAATGAGTATGAGCGTCTGGATAAGCATATACTAAGTAAATCGTTCACTCCTAACATTGATTTTGATAACATGAAATCACTCAGCAACCTCTCTGCTAAGGCTATCCGTAAGGTGATGCTGCTGGCAGTGATCAAGGCTGAGAAACGTAAGGAAACCCACGATGGCTACATGAATCGTCACGCTAACATTATGCTGGCTATCCTGGGTAATGTTCTGGACTATGCCCACAAAGCTCAGTATGAGGCTCTGATGGTAGGGCATGAGTTCCAGGAGCCGTTTGGTGATGATGTGTCAGATACTCTGAATGACATCCTGAAACAGTTTGGTGCTGGTGGTATGAGTACCCAGACCATGCTGGAGCTCTCTTACCTGATCAAGGATGCTAAGAAAGAGTATGAGCTGATCAAGGCAGAACAGCTGGAAAAGATGGAGCAACAGATCAAGCAGCAGCAGGAGCTGAATAAGATAGATGTTTTCGGACAGGGAGAGTAAGCTATGCCAAAGATAAGACGATTACAAAACACTGGGCTTTATTATTTCATTTGCCCAGCCTGTAAGACACCGCATGAGATAGGTACTGATCCACGTGATCAGTTTCCTGTATGGGAGTTTAACAAAGATCTGGAGAAACCCACTATCAGACCGTCTATAGCTGTAGAGAGTAGCTATAGGGGAGAGCGTACCTACTGCCACTCTTACGTGACTGATGGTAAAATAAAGTTCCTGGATGATTGCACCCATGAGCTGAAAGGTCAGACAGTGGATCTGCCAGACGTAACAAAAAAGTTTGAACTATGAAAGTAATTAAGAAGATCTGGGAATGGGTGCGCACAGATGGGCTGTTACACATAGCCTGTAGTGCGCTGATCCTGGATGTGCTAAAGAACTGGATGCCTCTGTGGGCTGCAATTCTGGTTGTGGTGATCATTGGCATTGGTAAGGAACTCTATGATAGGAAACATGAGGGCACACCAGAGCTACATGATCTTATCTGTGATGCCATTGGTATTGTTATTGGTAGTCTGATCTGAGGAGTATGGCAAAGGGAAAGTATCTGAGTGGTAAGGCTCTCCAGCAGGCTCTCTTTCAACGGACAGAGGGCTATGCTGCTGCTGTGCGCTCCATCTATCGTGATTCACTGGGTAAAATCATAGACGTGGTGAAAGGCACACAGCTGGAGGAGGGCACTCCTTTCTCTTTCTCTGAGTACGGATATACTGAGGAGGTACAGCCGATTCTCAGGAATATGTACAGCCGTGTGTACCAGACGATCAGGGAGGGTGTGGAAAAGGAATGGATGTTTGCCTCAGAGAATAATGATGAGCTGGTAAAGCAGATCTTTGGTGCAAGCTCCATTGAGGATAACCACTTTGCCAAATACTTTCTCAGGAACAGGGAGGCTATGGATGCTTTCTTTGCCAGGAAAACCCAGGGGCTGGATCTCTCACAAAAGGTATGGAAATACACCA